GCACGTTCGCCACGTGGCAGAGTTTGAAACGCCAAGAGCGTTTCTAACTTGCACGAGGATTTTACAGAATGACTACGTTTCGGAAAATTGACGACGATCGACAACTTGATCTTTTGGACCGGCTCGAAGGCCGGAAGACGTTTACAACACAGGTCGTCCGGCACCAGCAGGGCGACTTCGTTTGGAGCACGGAACATTGGTATTTGCCTCGCTCGTGGCCCGAACTGGCGGGCGGCGACTGGTTGATTGATTAACCACACCATGGAACAAAATTTCTGGACGGCCCTTGGGTCGTCCTTTTTGATGTTTGGGGGCGGGGTTTGCATGTCGCGTCGCGCGTCTTCCGTTGGTTTTCCGAACTCGTTTCACGTCGTGCTTGCTGAATTGTTGCAACCGCCCTTTTCTTCGGGACGGGGCCAGTTGGTGAAGCACCAACTAGGATGCCATCCCGTTTTTTTAAAATTTTTTTCGGCCTAGCGGCGCTGTTGGTGTCGGTTTTTTTAGTGAGGAACGGAGCGATGTTTAGTCGCTCTGACCGTTCCTTTGCTAGTTGACGAGCGCGAGACGCGGCGGAGCGCGTTCTATCTCGCTTTGTATCGCTTGAAGTAGTTCTTTGTCCTGCCGAAGATTTACGTTTGGACGAAGACCCCTTCTTTGAACGTCTTTTTGCCATGCTAAGGTTCCGTTAGTTGCCCTCTTTTCCAGAGACCACACGTCAGCATATAGCGTCAAGATCATTCCGTTCTCCAAGGTGTAGACAGTATGGTCGTTTCTTGGAACGAACAGAGGTTCGTAATTGTAGAGGTTAGCGATATAGTCTTGGACCTCAGGGTCCAACCGAGTGGTGTCTTGTACCATCTCGGACAGCCAATCACTTACATCTTCGCACATTGAAAGCGCCTGATTAGGGCGCTCTTTTGCCCATTCCCGGAGATATTCCCGGATCATTTGATCGTACAACGTGCTATCGCGTTCAATTGGATAATAGAACAGCTTGTTCGTTTTGGCTGAGACGTTCCCCTCAATCGTATAGGTGTTTCCGTTCGGAAAAAGGGCAAGGCCAGCTCTGGCAGCTTGCCGCGCTTTATGCAGCAGGTACTCCGACCCCAGGGCCGGTTGTTTGCTGTAGCGCATTTGATTGTCAGCCAAGTTGGCTTTGTCCATGTAGTCCATCAGATACACGGCAGCACCTTGCTTGGATCGGGGTTTTTCTATCTGGACGAAGCCGAGCGGCTTATCCTCTTCGAGGTCGTACCAGAACTCCCAGTCTATCCGTTCGTTCATAACGACGTCAGGGGGTTGGGATTGCCAGAAAATAAGCGCATGAAAGTGTGCTCGCTCGCGTTTGCTCCCATATTCGCCCACCGCCATATACCGGAATTTGTGTCCGGCCCGGCGCATACGTTTAAACGTTTTTTGAAGGTCAGCGTAGTGCAGGTGCGAACCCTTCGGGTTGTCGTAGCCTCCACCATAGGTCAGGGTTATAAACCAAACGTCTGTAGCCGTTTTTTCTTCGGCCATTAGTCGGCCTATCCAGTGCCGCTTTCTATGGGCCATACATTCACCGCACTTTCTACACTGTGCCAGCCGCTCGATGCGGTCTGTTCTGTCATAAATTCTGACAGGAGTTTGGCACATAGCTGAACCTTTTTTAAGGGGGTGGTGTCAGTGGCGCTATAGAAGACAAGGGGGGAATACGCGAACCCCCTCTCAGGAGTGTTGAGAGGGGGTTCGGTGCTTAGTCAAAACGGGAAATCCGTTCTGCTAAGCTGTAGGTAAGCGGGTACAGGCCAAAGCCTATACGAAAACCTAAGTTTTCTGACCGCTCTTTGACGGTGGTGTCCAACACCGCCTTTTCGGAGAGGGAAAGGTCTCGTCCGAAATCGTAATGAAGGAACGTGCAAAGCGACGGTCCATGCATTTGTTGTACCACTTCGCCGACGATGGGAATTCCTCGCTTGCGGAAATTCTCACAGACGGCCTGAACGAGTTTGTCCTCTGGCATTGGATCAGTGAACCAATATTCCAGCGGATCAAGTGTCGTTGTCTCTATCGTCAGGCACTTCTGAAGCATCGGCATCCACATCAAGTACCGGCTTGGACCGAGACTTTTTGTTTTTAACGTCCTCGCCGCCTCTTGCTGCGTCTTTGCGAATTGTATCCTCCTTTGCGGAGGATGTTTCTTGTGAAGATAATTTAGGCGGTCTTTCAGGCTGTGTTCTTGCTCTAATAGCATCTACTTTCCTTTCCATTTTGTCCCACATTTTCGCCCTTTCGATTTCGTTGCGGCGCTGTATTTCGTAAACAGCGCGCATTTCGGGCGACATTGGCGGAGGCCGGTCCAAACTTGTAAAAACGCGGTCAGAGACCTTATACGCGGTTTTCTGCTTGGAAAAGCCTGAGACCCAGACACGCGTCTCAGACACGACTTGTAAGAGGACTGTGTACGGTCTGTCAATAACGACCTCACAATCGCCGGAGAAGGCGCACAGAAACGTGTCCTCGCCGTCTTCCTCTTTTTGGGTATATAGACGGGTTTCACCTTCCGCACGGAATACCACGCGGAAAGCACCGAGGATTTGGAAGCCAGTTTCCACCAGCTCCCATTCCCGGTTTTCGTGAACCCTAATCATTCAGCCGCCGGAGGGATGTCGGAGCCATCCCCTTTAAGCCGCGTCTGGTCGACTTGTTCCAGAACCTTATCGTAATCGTCCGTACCTTCGAGAAGAGACGGTCCGAAGTAAGTCAGGCCGGTGATAGGAACATCGCCTGACAACCACCATTCGAAAGGATCGACTGTTGTTGTTTCAAAGACGTCGTGTTTCAGGGTTGTGGAGACGTAGAAATCCGGTCCGAGAACCGGATCAACGACGTTAGCGTCCCACAATCGGTTGCGAACTTCTGTCCAAGGGGCAAGCGGATCAGATTGATAATACTTGCCGCCGACGTTTGGCGCACGCCGAACCCATTGATGATTTAGTGGCGCGTATCCGAACAAATCCCCGGCAGTCCCGGTAGAATATTTTTCGTCTACTTCCACATTCTTGACCAGAGCCACTGGCTGTGGATCGAGTTCGTCGGAAGTTCTGTTTGGAAGGTCCGAAACGTCTTCGGCCGCGAAATAGTAATCGCGTTGACGTTCGTAGATTTGTGTCGGAAGCGCTTGCGCTGTTACCACGATCACACCACCGCATTGCGTCGCCGGTGCCCTGACAGGTACTTGCAGCATGGTTTGCCCAGCTGTCACAGACTTTTGCAAGTTTGCGCTGTCAGTCGCGTACCGTTGGGACATGCCAACAATCGTGTCAGTTTGACCGACCAGCATCGGGCTTTTCAATTGTTGATCGCTGATACGAATACCCGCCAACAGTTGGTCCATCATGTAGTCCTCGGACAATCCGTCGAACTGGTTGCGCAGACGCGCCCAGGCGGTAGTTTCACGCGCCAAGTCAATGTCGGCAATCGACATTGATATGCCGTTCGAGTTCAGCTCAGTGAAAAGGGGATTGTCGTCTGGCCGGTCAAAATCGACGCCGTCAAGATAGGCTGTGCCGGTGCCCATTCGATTTTGAAGACCGGTAATAGCGTCTTGAACGGTCAATACCCGGTCAGCCGCCGTGGCTCCTTTAGGGTTGTATTGGACCGGCATTTCGCCGCCTTCGGTAAATTGGATGGGCACTTTACCATCGGTAAGAGCTTCATCGAACGTAGGGACAACGTGTTTCATCTGGGTGTTTTCCCAGAACGCAGGCGCTAATGTCCCATCCAGATCGTCTCTTTGTTCCAAGGCATCGGACCGCTGTTTGGCGATATAATTCCAAACAGCGTTGTAACTCTCCAAGTAGTCGGTGTTGTATTTGTCCGAAGCATTGGAGTGGAGACCGAGCACACTATAAATTTCTTTAGCGGTGTCGGTTTCCTCTACAAACCACGGGATCGGAGCCCCGTCTTTTTCGTTGATGCCGTTAAACGACCGTTCAATCTGGCCCATGTCTTGAAAACGCGACAGAGCCAGTTTCGGCACGAACCAGCTTTGGCATTGAATTGTCACGCTGTTCAGCAGCATTTCAGCCGTTTCGGCCATTTGAACTGTAAGTGTCAAACGAGTGTTGTTTGCCCCGTCCTCGGGAAGGAGCGGGATCATTTTCAACGGGACGAATTTACCACCGAAGCTAGACGTAATGACAGATACACTGTCACGCCTTAGCGTTCGTTGGTGTGGTATCGGAGCATCCCGAACCCGTTGGTTCCATAGGTCCGGTGCCGGCATAGACCGGCTGTGCGATTTTTGATTAGTTCTCATTTTAAAATGCCCTTTGTTGGCGATACATGTCGCCCTTGCGTTTATGTCCCCACATTTGATGTGAAGGGATGCCTTTAGGTGTTCGCCATCCAAGTTCCTCCATAACTCGGTCTACATTTTGGCGCGATTTATCGTCCTTCATACGATCATAGGCCCGCTTGCCTCCGCCAGCGGTGCCGTCTCTATTCAGCCAGTTGCTTATGAGCATCTCCTCCGCCCAAGGCACAAGGGTTTGTTGCATACCAGCACCCATTGCAGCGCCTTCGAGTTCGAGGGTTTCCCCATCTTTATCTTTGACCGTCGGGTTAACCAGAATATCGCGTGATGAAGTGCCGGTGCCTTTGGACGTGTCCAATGGGCTAACCCGTTCTGCTTGAGACGTGCCCGGCTCGACTGCGAAGCCGACCGGATACCCGTCACTATTTTCCACGACGATTTTCTGTTGTTTAGGCGAAAGAGAATGACCGGCAGGACTTCCAAGCCGGTTCACTTCGCTGTTCATTTGCGCGAGTTTCGCCATTTTGAGTTTGTTGTCTAAAACGCGGCCCTCCTTTTCAATCGGATCTTCTGGTCCTTGATAATTGCCAGCAGCAGTAGACAGCGCTTCGCCAACGTAACTCTGAACGGCAATGGGACTAATAGCAGCCGGAGAACCTTGCAGTTGCGGACCTCCTGTCGCGCCCAATGCCGTAAGCGGGTTGAAACCCGCTTTTTGCGCCCCATCCACCAGCCAGCCGTATTTGGCGAGTTCAAGGTCTTCGGTCAGTTTAAACTGGTCCTCCATAGACAATTGACTGTATTGATACGCGTCTTTCGCCGCGTCTTTGGCGCTTTTTTTGTTCAGGAAATAATCTAATCCTGCACCAGCAACAGCGCCCCACGGTCCTCCAAGAAAGCCGGTAGCAGCCCCGGCAACTTTTTTGAAGGCTTTGCCAATACTTGAAAAAATGCCCATTTTACGCCCCCACAATAGCGCGGATCATAGTCGATATGATCGCTTTGGCGGCGTCTGGTCCTACGGTCATCCAGTAAACGATGCCGGTTGGTATAATTGCCCACATGGTTTTTCTCCTTTTTGGGGTTGAATTGATTTTTTATTGTTTCGCTTACGCTCAAGAGGGCCGTGTCCTCGCTGCGCTGCGGGCCGCACCCAGACCCTCTTGACCTACAGCGACCGCTGTGCGCGGGGCACGTTCGCCACGTGGCAGAGTTTGAAACGCCAAGAGCGTTTCTAACTTGCACGAGGATTTTACAGAATGACTACGTTTCGGAAAATTGACGACGATC